CGATGGACACGGTTCGCAGAATGTCGAGTTATTTTGCGCGCCATGAAGTTGACAAGCAGGCAGAAGGTTTCAGCCCCGGCGAAGATGGCTATCCGTCCAATGGCCGCATCGCGTGGGCGCTTTGGGGCGGCGACCCCGGCCAATCTTGGGTCAACCGCATACTTGAAGATGAGGACATGGACGAGGACAGCCGTGCTGTGATACAATCCGGCCAACATTCGGGGCTTGCAATGTCTGAAAAAGAAATCCGTCGCGGCGTTCCTGTCGAAATCCGAGAGGATGAGGCTGGCGAAATCAAGGTCGCAGGCTATGCCGCCGTCTTTGGCGAAGAGACCAACATTGGCGGCATGTTCACTGAGGTGATTGAGCGCGGCGCTTTCAAGAAAGCCATCGGTCGCGATGATGTCGTTTTCTTGATCAACCACGAAGGCTTGCCGCTGGCGCGTACTCGTTCCGGCACCCTGACGCTGGCAGAAGATGATCATGGCCTCTACATGGAAGCCATGCTTGACCAATCCGACCCAGATGTCCGCAGCATCGTTCCAAAGATGAAGCGCGGCGATCTGGACAAGATGTCGTTTGCTTTCATCCCGTTGCGTCAAATGTGGGACGACAGCGGCAAGATGCCAAAGCGCATGATCCAAGAAGCGCAGCTTTTTGACGTGAGCATCGTGACGACCCCGGCTTATAACGGCACCGAGATCGGCTTGCGGTCATTGCAGCAATACCGTGAGCAGAAGCTGAAATCGCAGGCAGCACGCCGGATGCGGATGAAGGCCAAGATCGGCGGCATTGAAGGGCGTAATGAATATATGTTGCCGCCAGAGCCGCAGCCTGAAATCGTTTCTGGCTCTGTCAATGACATCAACACGCAGAACGCCATCGAAAACTGGAACCTTGGCCCTGAAGCTGCGTCTGACGAGCCGGGTGCAAACGCTGAATATTGGGCGAAAATGGCCGATGTTTGGAGCATCAACGAGGCCGAGGCCCGTCGTCAGCTTTGCGCCAACTGCGAATACTTTAACAACACGCCTGAAATGCTAAAGGCGATGGAAGACATCCCGCGCAATGCCTTTGACACCAATGCTGGCGGTCGCGGCTGGTGCGAAAAACTTGAGTTTATCTGTCACAACCTGCGCGCCTGTCAGGCATGGGAGCGCATGGAGTCTGAGGCAGAGGAAGAATAACGGCGGTCTCCCGCTGTTGGCCCATCCCCCCAGCCCTTGGGCAAGGCACAAAGTAGGAGGCCAGCATGGCTGACGTAAAAGACCTGCGGGAGAAGATGGCGCGTATCGCCACGGAAGCCCGTTCCAAACTCGCTGAAGTGACGGACAACACCAACGAAACCCGCGCCGCAGAAATCGAGCGCGAGTTCGACGCCATGATGGCTGAGCATGACCGCCTGTCGGGCGTTGCCCAGCGCATGGAAAAAGCTGACGCTGCCATCCGTGCCGCTCACTCGGTTGACCTGTCGAAGCGCCCGGTTGCTGAACGCACCTCGGCTCCCGCCGTTGATGCTGGCTTTGCCACCGACTACCGCTCGGCTTTCTATTCGATGATCGCCAACGGCGGCGTTGATGGCTTGGATGCTGAAGTGCGTCAGGTTCTGCGTGGCGCAGAAGTTCGCACCCAAACCGCTGGCACCAACTCGGCTGGTGGTTTCACCGTCCCGACCGAACTGGCGACCTTCATCGAAAAGGCGATGATCGCAACTGGTCCGATGTACGACTCGAACCTGTTTACCGTGATCAACACCACGGGCGGCAACACCTTCAACATCCCGACCGTTGACGACACTTCGGTTACGGCTGTTGCTCATACTGAAGGCACTCAGCCGACCGACGACGGCAGCAAGGATGTGACATTTGCTCAGAAAACGTTGAACGCTTATGCGTTTGATACTCAGTGGGTCCGTTGGTCCTACGAACTGGCAAACGACTCGATCCTCAACATGGAATCGCTCTTGGGCGAACTCCTTGGTGAGCGCATGGGTCGCATCGCCAACTCGAAGCTGACCACTGGTTCGGGTTCGTCGGATGTCGAAGGCATCGTGACCAACTCTGCCGCTGGCAAAACCGCAGCCGCAACCGCAGCCGTGACCGCCGACGAGATCATCGACCTGATCCACTCGGTCAACCCGGCTTACCGCTCGGCACCCAACACCGCCATCATGATGAACGACAGCACCCTCGCCGCTGTCCGCAAGCTGAAGGACGGTCAGGGCAACTATCTCTGGCAGATGGGCAACTATCAGGCTGGCGTCCCGCAGAACATTCTCGGCTACAACGTGGTCGTGAACCAAGCAATGGACTCGCTGGCTGCTGCCAAGAAGGTCATGCTGTTTGGCGACATGTCGAAGTTCTACGTCCGCAAAGTGGGCGCACCGTCGCTGTTCGTGGCCCGTGAGCGTTTTGCTCCCGACTACGGCATCCTCGGCTACATCCGCTTCGACGGCGTGCTGACCAACACCGCAGCGATCAAGCACCTGATCACTGCCGCCAGCTAAGGCTAAAAACAGGGCGGGGCTTCGGTCCCGCCCACCCCACAACAGGAGGCCAATATGGCTAAGGTTCGTCTACTCACTTCAATGGCTGGCGTTGATTTCTCGCACAACAAGGGCGATGTGATCGACTGCACAGACGAAGTTGCCGCCCGCTATGTCGCTGCTGGGATCGCTGAAGGTTTTGCCGATGCAGAGCCAAAGGTCGAGCGTGCCGCAAAAAAGGTCGCCACTGAGAAAGCCGTGAAGGAATAACGATGCTGTCTCCGCAGTTCTCCCTTGTCCGTGTCACCGCGCCTAGCGCCTTGCCTATTTCTGTGGCCGAGGCCAAGGCGCAGATGCGCGTTGAGGGAAATGACGAGGACACCATCATTGAGCGCCTGATCAATGCAGCCGTTGCATTCGTGGATGTGCAGGGCGTGCTTGGCTTTGCCATGATCACGCAGACTTGGGGCCAGTGGGTTGGCCCTAACCCCGGCACGGTGATGCTGTCGCTCGGCCCGGTGCAGTCTGTCTCTGCCATTAAATACTACGACATCAACGGCACTTTGCAGACGGCCACGCTGGCAGACTTCAACGTGTTTGGCACGCCCAACCGCATCACGATCTCGCCAAAGACAGGCTATGCTTGGCCTGTCACGCAAACCCGTGATGATGCCATCAAGATTGAATATGTGATCGGCTACGGCGCAACCTCGGCAAGCGTGCCGCAGACTGTTCGCCACGCTTTGATGATGCTGGTCGCGCACTGGTATGAAAACCGCGAAACATCTGCTGAGAAGGCGATGATTGAAGTGCCGTATGGCTTCCACGAAATGATCGGCATTGAACGGAACGCATGGTATGGCTAAGGCTGGCGCATTCGGTGAAAGAGCAACGTTCCAGCGCCTAGATGCAGGCGCTGTTGACGCTTATGGCAACATCTACACCGGGTGGTCAGAATACGGCGTGCGCTGGGCTGATATGCGTGAGCGGATCGGCAAAGAGATGATCGAAGGCGGTGCGCTGAATGATGTGGCGATGGCGACCATGCGCTGCCGTGCCGACACCGTGACCAAGGCGATCACTGCCGCCGACCGCGTTGTAATCCGCAGCCAGACTTGGGCAATCAAAAACGTCACGCAGGTTGACTCAAAAAACACCATCATCGAGTTCTTGCTTGAACGCGGGGTGGCGACGTGAGGATCGACGGCGCAAAGAAACTGCAATCGCAACTCCGCAATGCGCCGGAGGCTGTTCGCAAGAACCTTCAGAAGGCAATCCGCCTCAATACTGAGCAAGCGGCCAGCATGGCCCGCAGGCTGGTGCCTGTGGCGTCTGGCGAATTGAAGGGCTGGATTTATACCAAATACGATGACGAGGGCCTAACTGGATCAGTTGAAGCTGCGCCGCCAACAAGAGACGCGCAGATCAAAGCCAAGGCCGTGGAATTTGGACGCAAGAAGGGAAATCGCGGCACGACCGCAGCCCAGCCTTATATCCGCCTTGCACAAAAAACGCAGGTGCCAAAGTTCCAGCGTAGCGTTAAGTCTGCGATCAGACGCGGCCTAAAGGAGGCGACCAATGGCTGATGGCTTTGCTCTTGCTTTGCAAAAGGGTCTGCGGGCTGCACTGGTCGCCAATGCTGGTGTCACGGCGCTTGTTTCCACTCGCGTCTATGACGAGCCGCCGCAAGGTGTGACGTTCCCATACCTGCGTTTTGGCGACATCAACCCAACAGCCTTCGACACCGACACCAAGGTCGGCGCGACTGTTGATATTTCTCTGGAAGCCAACAGCAGATCCGCATCTGGCCGGGTGGAAGCCGTGAAGATTGTGGAGGCCGTCAACGCGGCTTTGCATCGTCAGGAGGCAAGCGTTACTGTAACTGGGTTCACGTTGGTCGAATTGATTTTCGAGACCCACAATGTTACAAGAGACCCTGATGGCCGTGGGT